AATGCAACTCCGCTAATCACATGCAAGAACATTATGATTCAAGTCAACAATCAATCAAGAGATCCGAAGGCACTTGAAGAAATAGTTGATTCCTTTAGGCGTGATACGACCAAGAATTGTTTCGCCATGTTGGCACTTTTGGGAAAACTGCCTCCAGAGACTGTTTCTAATTATTTGTCTCCAGAACTACGTTCCATTGTTTTGGAATACCAGTTCGACAGTTCATTGAGAACGAGCGCGACGCATAGATTTATCTTATGCTTGCCTCTTTCATGGTATTACGCTGGTAAGTTCGATATCGAGGCTGTTGCTTATTTCAGTGACAACCAAACACCAATAAAACTACCTCTTCATCCGCGATATTCCGATCCGAATCCTGTTGTGACAAAAGATGAATTGGTAAGGTATGTAATTGACTGTCCCAATTCCATTGTAAGAACAATGTCTCCCGATAGAATTGAACTTACACTTGGACATAAATTTTATCCAATTACATTGGTTTTTGATGCAACAGGCTTAAAGAATGCCACAACAAGAAAAGTTGTGGAATATCGTATGTTGGTAAAAAAAGCCAAATACAAGAAATCTCTTTCTGGGCAATATATGAAGGAGTTCATTGTTAACCAATAAGAGGATAAACTGATAATGCGCCTCGGATTCTGTACATTTGCCATCTATCTCCTATGCTTTGTGCCTCTTGTGTGGGCACATAAGGGGCCAGAGCACGAAAAGGAAATACTTGCTGTCCTTGGAATAAATGGAGCACATTGCACAGATACCGAGGCCAATATTTATGACATTCCAGAAAACTTGCCGTATAAGAATAGAATACACCCTACCATAGAAGTTTTTAGGGATTGCATTGACCGTGACGCCACCAACAATGCATTATATAATAGTATCAAAGAAGTGATGCAACCATACCACTTTACTTACTATCCAAATGACAAGCAATATGGCCATCGCGTTTTTTTCCATTGGGGGTTTAACACCAACCCAAAAGAATCAAAAGCATTATGTGAGTGCTTTGATAATGCTACTAAAGATAAGCAAATTCAAGAAAAAGGATGGAGACTTGTTTTAGATGAGCAAGGAAGGCGAAACAGAAAAATGTATGATTCTATTAGATGGTTGTCTCCGGCACCCAGAACACAACAGAATGCTTTTGCAACCCTTGTCTATGATGTTCACATCCTTGGTGATTTTATTGAGGGAAAACCGGGGCCTGCTAGCGCAATGATACCTTTTGACGCTTTGATTGATGACATAATTAAACATGCTATAGGTAATTTTGATTGTTGGGATAATAGATTAAGGATTGAATTACAGAAAAAATTGCAAAGTGCCCGTCATGTTAATGCCAATCAACAACTAGCTGCCAAGCGCATATTAATTCTTCTTATTAATCATGTTCCTCAATTAATAGATAACTCGCCAATAATGAAGAAAATCGTTTGGGGGAATAAGACCAATGAAAAAAACAAGTGATTGGATAAGTTATTTATCAGAAACAGAGGCTATCCAGTAAAAGTCGGCACAGTTTTCATTCAGTTGCAATCTGTTTTGAGAATCCTCTTTTGCATGGGCTTGCAAGTGCCTATCAATTATGGAGGATTCTCTTTATTTATAAGAAAGGTTACTCAAGCCAGTCGGCGACGGGCGTCCAGCCGCCGTCGGAGCAGAACCACCCGCCGTCCATGAAGAGATAGCAGTACTCCGCCCAAAAGCGGTTGAACGCCTCGCGGGCGAGAACCCAGCGGTCGCTCCAATGCGTGGGTTCGTGGAGTTCCTCGCCCCTGTCGCGGCAGTATGCTTCGCATTCGGCAAGGGTATTGCCAAGGGCGGAGAGGTCGCCGAGGGCGAGAAGTGCCTCCACGGCCTCGCGCGTGGTGTAGTGTTCTGGCAGGACAACTCCCGCGTGGGACGGGTACATGTCGTGGTGGCAGTAGATGGAGCGGCATGAGCCGTCATCGTCCATGATCGCAATCAGTCCTCTTGTTGACATCGTGTTCCTCCTGTGATTGGATGGGAAATGCGCCTGGATGGAACGTGCATCCGCGCTTCGACCGAGCCGATGCCGCCAACCCAATGGCGCACCGACGTGGATTCGAACCACCTGGGAGGGAATCATCCCTCATCCAGGCGCAAGACATTATCTATAGGTGACGCAGGCGGACAGCGTCGCGGCTGCCAGCCAGTAGATGACCTGTCTCCAGTCCTTGCTGAAGCCATACGCGATGGCCGAAAGCACGTCCAGCGCGATGAGTATGCTTGGGAATATGTAGGTGTATTTCATCGGAAACCTCGTTTTGCAAGTATTTCTTACATTTTGTAAGCGTTTTGTCAGCGGATGCGCATGGCGAGCAGGAAACCGCCAGTCGGCAGGAACGGCTCTACCCACGAGGCGAAGCGCTCCTCGCGCCCCTCCTGCGACGTGAAGTGTGTCTGCCCGTCACCGAAGAAGTTCACCCACACGCCGCGCCTGCCGTCGATTGTCCTGACGACGCCGGGCATCCTGAAGGCGAGATACGGTGGACTGAACCAGACCATCACGCCGTCCTCAAGCCTATCGAATTGCCTTGCAGTCATCAGCCTTCCTCCACGTTCTCCGGGTGTTCGCGCAGCACCTCGCGGCACTGGTACAGGCGGCACAGCAGGAAGGTGTTCTCCTCCAGCTCCTCCTGGAACTCGCGCATCTTCTGTGTCAGATATTCAGCCCAGGGATACTCACGCCCCTCGCAGTCCTTCGCATAGGCGGGCGGCGTCTGCGCCATGTAGGCCAGCATCTCCGCGTAGATGCGGCGGTTGTCGGCCTCGTGCTCCTCGATCTCCTCGTCTATCTGGCTCTTGGATATCCGCGAGAGGTATCCGTCGTATTTGTAGTATGTTCCCCAGCTCATTGTGATTCTCCTTGGTTGTTGTCAATTTGTTCCCTTGAAAGGGTAGTTATTGGCAGGTTTCATTGTTCAGAACGGCAATTCATCGTCCCCGATGTTTTCGGGACAGCCGCCAGACGGTGTGGTGAGAGGACCGCTCTCGATGGCGAACATCAGCGCGTCTGTCATCTCCGGGCGGTCGCCGCACTCGACCTTCACGATGCGGTCGAACTTCTCGCCCGTCACCCAGCGGACCACGATGCCCTTCGGGACGGCCAGTGCGCCCGCATCCGCCCAGGCGACAGCCTCGTCCACGGTGTTCGGAACGGGGCAGTCGGGGCAGGCGCGCTCGCGCCACCACCGCTCGAACTTGCTCCGTGCGTATCCCGTGTGTTCGGGGCAGACCCACTCGGACTTGTACTGCGTCGGCGCGACCTCGTAGTCCACCCGCATCGTCCTGGGTGTTCCAGGCTCGGCGTTCCGCTTGACATGCGGCTCGTAGTACACGTTCCGAACATCGTAATGCTCGTCGCGGACCTCGCCCGAAAGGACGCCTTCGCTGGAGGCGTGCTCCGTCAGGTTGCTGCGCTCGGGCGGCGGGAACTCGTAGCCGCATTCGGGGCACTTGCCATAGCCGACGTGGATGATGGCGTGGCACTGCGGGCAGGTCTTCGCGGGTGCGTCGCCGCCACCGCCTTTGCCCGGCTCCTTCGCCTTTATCATGTCCAGCGGCCCGTGCCGCATGATGTTGCCCCCGTAGTCCAGAATCAGGCAGTCAGTCTTGCCCGTGTCGGGCGATAGACGAGTGCCGCGTCCGGCCATCTGGAGCAGCAGACCTGCGGACTGCGTCGGTCGCATCAGCACCACGCAGTCGGTGTTCGGGGCGTCGAAGCCAGTAGTCAGCACCGAGCAGTTGGCCAGGTACTTGAGCGGCGGCTTTGGTGTCCCGAATAGGTCTGCGGGGACGTGCTCGCCCCGAAAGCGGGCGATGATTTCGGCGCGTAGTCCCGCGGACGTCTCGCCCGTGACCACGGCGCACTCCTTGCCGCTGTGCTTCGTGATGGCCTCGGCCACGTGTTTGCAGTGTTCCACGGAGGTGCAGAAGATGAGGACGGACTTCCTCTCCCTTGTCAGTATGGCGATCTCGGAGCAGGAGGCGTCCACCAGCTGCTCGTTGTCCATCGCGGAGGCCAGTTCGTCCTGGACGAATTCGCCCGCCCTCGTGTGGACGGACGAAAGGTCGGCCTCGGCATGTCCCGCGCGGGACACCAGCGGCGACAGGTAGCCCTGCGCGATCATCTCTTTCAGCCCGGCTTCGTAGCACACCTCGTTGAGAAGGTTCTCGGGCTTGCAGATTGCTCCGCCCTTCAATCGGAACGGCGTGGCGGTCAGGCCGATGAGGCGGACGTCGGGATTGATGACCTTCATGTCCTTGAGGAAGGTGCGGTACATGCCCTCGCCGTCGGGCGCGATGAGGTGGCACTCGTCCACGATGACGAGGTCGAAGCGTCCGAGGTCGCAGGCCTTGTTGTACACCGACTGTATCCCCGCCACGATGACGGACTCCCGCGTGTCGCGCGAGTTCAGGCCGGCGGAATAGACGCCGATCTTCAGTTCGGGGCAGAGCCTCCGCACCTTGTCGGCGTTTTGTTCCAGTAATTCTTTCACATGTGCGAGAATCAGGACGCGACCGCCCCAGAGAGTCACCGCGTCGGAGGCGATCTTCGCCAGCACCAGGCTCTTGCCCGTACCCGTCGGGAGGACCACGCAGGGGTTGGTGTCCTTGGAGCGGAGGTGTTCATAGACCGCGTCCACGGCCTCCTGCTGGTATGGTCGCAGGTTCATGGGCATGGCTCGTCCACCTCCTCGTCCTCCGGCCAGTCCTCGGGCGCGAGGCCGAAGTTACGCATCTCGACGGCGGTCTCGGCCACGATGAGGTCGTACCGCTCGCGGCTGATCTTCAGCCTTTTGCAGATTTCCTCCGCCTCAAGCCCCTGCATCAGGAGGAAGCACACGAGGCGCTGGTCGTCGCTGGTTATGGTCTCAAGGTACTGGCGGACCAGCTCCGCCCGCGCCTCGCGTCTCTTTCTGTTCATACTCCGTTATCCTCACGACCGCCAGCCCGTCGGGGGGCTGCGGCTCCTTCTTCGTAACCGTAAGTCTCTGTATCAGCGAATCGTCCTCGTACACACCAGCGCAGGTGAGCGCGTCCAGGCAGCTTTTCAGGCTGTTGTCGGCGTCCCTGCGGCGGTTGTCGGGCGGGTAGAGGTCGAGCGCGACCTCCACCGGCTCCGCGAACGTCGGATTCCCCGCCAGCCTGGCGACCGCCTCCACCGCCTCGCGGTAGCGCCGCCCGTCCTTCGAGATGAGGACGCGCGGGCCGACATGGCGGTAGTAGTGGTTCACCGAGGGCGGCCAGGGCAAGGCAAGCGTCACCTGCATTCCCTCTGCTCCGTCCTGTGCTGCCGCGGCTGCGGCGTTTCGTTCAGTCTTCCGCTTCGGGGGATGTTCCCCTTCAGGCGGCGCTTCCGTCTGCGCTTTCTCGTGGCGGCGAGGAACTCGACGACACGGATCGGCGGAGGCGGCGGGACGCAGTCCCGGCAGAGCGGCGGCGTCAGGCAGACCGCCGCCACGATTAGTTGCGCGATTGTCACGGCCATGCGCACCTCCTAGTGCTTCCGCGCCCAGGGCGGCTGGCTGCTGGCCGCGGGTGCGGCGGGTGCGGCGGGGGCGGCCTGCGGGGGCTGCGGGGGCTGCGGGGGCTGCGGGGCGGGCACGGCGGCGTTCCTGGCGGCGTATCCGCGGATGACGTTCTCAAGCTCGTCGCTGTCCTTCTGCCTGCGGCACTTGACGGTCAGGACGAGCGGAAGCCCGTGCAGCTCGCAGGTGTCGGAGGGGTTGAGGACGCCGACCGCGTGGCAGACGGCGGAGAAGTCGGCGCGACCGATGCGGACGGCGTCGGCGCTTGGGTTCTCGATGTTGTAGCGGCCCCAGACCCTGCGCCCCTTGTGCTCGCCGGAGACGACCTCGAACTCGAGCTGGACGTAGCGTCCGCTGCCGTTGCGGGTGGACTTCACGTCCGAGTCGGAGATGACGGCCTCGTACTTGCCTTCGGGCAGGGGCTGGAACTCCTGGGAGGGCTCCACTTCACTGGCGTTGAAATTGATGGTTGCCATTGTCTTTGTTCCTTTTGTTGTGGTTTAGTGCGCGCACGTGGCCTGTGCAAGGCATGGCGCTGGGGAGTTCGGTGCAGGGGCGTGTTCAACGGGGACGCCGCCGGGGCATCCGCCGACATGCTCGAACCAGACCATCGACGGCCAGAAGTCGTCGCGGGTCATGTACGCCTTCTCGCCCGCCTTGATGGGGTGCTTGCAGACGTCGCATATCTGGTCATGGCGCAGGGTGACGATCTTTTCAGACATTCGCCTCACCCCCTTGGGCGGGCGCGGCGCTCCCAGCGGCGTATGCCTCCATGAATGCTGGCCATGAGAGCGGAATCTCTCCGGGCAGGTTGAAGCGGTTCTTGGCGATGCATGCGGGGCTGCCCACGGTGCGCAGGATTCTCTCGCCGCCGTTGGCCCCGATGGCGGTCGCGATGGCGCGGTCGCCCTGGAAGCCGCTGCCTTCCTCCTTGCTCACGCGGAAGCGCTTGGTGGCGAAGAGGACGGCGTCCACCCACTCGCAGAGGAGGCTGGTCGCCGCCTTGTGGAGGCGCGGCGTGTAGCGGTCGTAGGCGGCGTTCTCGGGGTCCTCGAAGCGCTCCACCTTGCTGTGTGCGATGACGATCACGATCATGCCGCGGGTGTTCCGCAGGTCGTTGAGAAGGCTGACGATCTGCCGCCAGTAGGTGAGCGCGTGGACGTAGCCCTTGCCGTAGCCGCCGTCCGCCTTCTCTATGGAGCGGACGCCGAAGTCCTGGCAGACCTTGTCCCAGATGAGGCGCTCCAGCCAGTCGGCTGAGTCGAGGACGACCGTCTGGAAGTCGTGCGGCTCGTCCCGCAGGGCGGTCATTGCGGAAGTGACGTCCGCGAGGTTCTTGGCGAGCGGGAACTTGGCCGTGTCGATCTCGCCGAGGCCGTCCTCGGTCTGGACGAAGATCGGGCTGGGCGCTGAGGCGCTGAAGAGGCTCTTGCCGACGCCCTCCTGACCGTACACGAACAGACGGGGCGGGCGGTTCTCCTTCCCCTTGGTTATGGTGCTGAGCAGTGACATGGTGGTGTTCTCCTTATGGGTTAGAGTGAAGAGATGATGCGGATGTCCTCGTAGCCGGTCGGCCAGTGTCCCGTGTACCGGCACTTGCGGTAGCGGGCGAGCGCCGCCTTGTTTACCTCCTCGGCCTGGTCCAGCACCTCGTCGGTAAGTTCCCACACGCCCGTACTGAAAGGCTCGTTCTTCTCGACGGCGACGAGGTGGACGGGGACGGTCTCGCCGATGGATTCCCGCAGGACGGCGCGGTAGAATGCCATCTGGTAGATGTATCCGAAGCGCTTGCAGTCGGCCTCGAACCACTTGAGGCTGTCGCAGGTCTTGAGGTCCACGATGCCGTATTCGCAGGAGAACCAGTCGATGCGGATCTGGCAGGGGACGTCGCAGTAGGAGGCGCGGACGGTCGCCTCGGATGCGCCGTTGTCCAGCAGCGCGGAGGCGGTGGGGTGCGTCCAGACCGACTTCTGCAACTTCAGGATGAAGCCGAAGTCCTTCTGGCTGACGATCTCCTTCGTCTGCGAGGCCAGCCAGTCGGCGTATGCCTTCGTGGCCTTGCCATAGGGTTCGCTGGTCTTCGGGTTCACGGGGCCGTCGGCGACTAGGAACTGCTCGTCGAATGCGGCGCGTCCTTCAAGGATGAGGCAGTGTGCGGCGCGTCCAAGCGCCAGCGCGGGGCTTTCGACCTCGGCGATTTCGCCGCTGGTCTTGCGGCGATAGAGTTCGGGGGATTCGCGGAAGTCGGCCAGAAG